TACTAAATAATCTTTTGAATAATCTGGATACTCCCATATCCAATATGAATTATCATAACCACGCTTTTCAATTGGCTCTATACATTTTGATTCATACTCTTGTAAAATTAATCCATCTACTACGGTATGTCCAGATGATATAAAATCACAATCACATTCTTGAGCTGCTCCTCTTTCACCTAATAATTGTGTTTGTTGATCTCTCCAAGACTGATCACGTTCTGGATGTAATGTCCAATCTAATTTTATTGTTTGGAATCCATTAACTCCAGTTTCAGCATCTGCCCATGTTTGATGAAACCAATTACCAATTCCATTAGGAGTTGATAAAACAATAGCTCCACCACCAGTAGATAATGTTGCTTGAGATGCTACCCATATTTCTTCAATATTTCTAATGAATGCAGCTTCATCAACTATTAATAATGACAATGCTTCAGAACGTGCTCCAGTAGACGCACTAGATATTGCTTTAATTTCTGACCCATTTGCAAATTTTAATGATAATTTATTATTAGTAACTATATTTGTTTTTAACCAACTTGGTAAGTTTTCATTCATTATTTGAACTTTACTTACTAAATTTTTTGCTACGTCTTGGGTAGTTGCAATAACTAATACATTAAAATCTTCATTAAATAACATTGACCATAAAGCATACCCTGCAGATAATGTTGATATACCTAATTGTCTAGATTTTAAAATAACATTATATCTATTGTTTTGTAATGTAGTTAATGAATCTTCTTGAAATGGAAATAAATTAAATTTTATTTTTCCACGAATTGGATGTTGAATATAACAATATTGTCGCATAAAATATACAGGGTCTTCTGCACATTTTTTATATTGCTCTTGAATTATTTTTTTTATATTTTGTTTTTCACTCACTTAAGTACTTCAACGGCCATTTTTCCTGTTGCTACTGCAGTAATTATTCCAGATGTAAACCATATAACTTTATGATCATACCATTTTGGTTTTAAATACTTTTCACGTTGTATGTATAATTCAATATTACTATTTAATAATTCTATTTTTTTATTTGTATACATTAAGTCTATAGAGTCTAGTTTTGCAATTGTTTCTAATTCAGATATTAATATTTCTTGTTGTGAAATTATTTCATTGTTAATTGAATCCAAATAATACAATGAATCTAATGTTTCTGAAATAGCTATAATCTCATCTTCAGTAAAATATGTATCTGACTCTTGTCCTATTAAAAACATTGGCCATAATAATATTATAATAAAATATTTTTTCATTTCCTAATTTTCTTTTTAATATTTGCCTTTGCAGATTTAACTGATTTTTTTGGTGCTACTTTTTTTGGTGCTGCTTTTTTAGCTTTAGTAGAAGCTATTTGTTTTTTTGTAGTAGTTGCTTTTTTCTTTGCAACTGTTTTTTGTTTTTTAACTTCTTCTAATTTTCCATCTAATTTATTGATATTAACATTGTTATTGTCAATTTCTTTTTTTGCTTGTTCAGCTTTTTTATTATTAGATTTTTTTCCAAAAATAAATATTAATCCAAATATGCCGGCGACTACACCAGCAATAATTTTCCATGTTTTTTTAATCATTGTTTTCCTTTTTATGTAAGTTTTCTAAAAACTTTGTTTTAAATTTATCGAATTCTTTTTGTATTTTTTCATTGAATTCTTCATTTGTCATTTTAGCCGACCAATGTTCTAATAATCCGTCTGCGTTCATAACTGTGCTTGATGCTTTTGTATATGTTTCTTTTAGCATTTTAACATCTTGTTCAGCTCTTTTTAACCATGCGTTAGCATTTTCAGTCATTTTTTTGCGTTCATATTCTTCGTATTTTCCTTGTTTTTTTAATTCATGTTCCATATCGATAACACAATCAACACACATTCCGTGAATAATACGCATTTTTTCGTCTGTAGGGCCGAATTCTGTTTTACAACATTCTTTTTTACAATTTGGATAGGAATTTAAGTATTTTCTAACTTCTTCTGCAACTGAGTTTTTTGGTTTCTTTACACGAAATCCTTCGCGCTGTTCAATTAGATATATAGTAGTGCCAATTTTCTCTTCCCATATATCTCCAACTTTTCTAGCTTTATTTTTTTCAGCTTTTTGTTTAGCGTCAGAAAATCCAATTGTTTTTTTAGTTTGAAATGCATGAGTACCATCCAACATTTTCTGGATGGCTTTTATATTTTGTAACTTGTTTGCCATAAAATTTAATTAATTAAAATTATCCTAAATCATTAGGATCTTGTTTTTGTAATGATCTATCAATTAATTTTTTCATAAAAGCTAAGAATTGTATTTTTTGTTTAGGATTCTTGTCTTGTAATAATAATTGCAATGATTTCATCATCATTTGTACTTGTAATAATGTACTTGGTTTTTGTTTTAATGCTTCAATAAATTTTTCAATTCTAACATCTCCAGCTGTTTCTTCTTCTGATTCAGGCTCTTCTGCAGCCGGCTCTTCTGCTGGTTCTGGAGCAGGTTCAGGTTCTGGAGCAGGTTCTGGAGCAGGTGCGGCATCAGCTGGTTCTGCAGGTGCTTCTGGCGCTGGAGCTGGTTCTGGAGTATCAGCAACTGGCTCTTCTGGTGCTGAATCAGTTTCTTCATCATCTTGTTCTGTTTTAAGAGTATTTAATGCCTGTTCAGATAAAAATTTAACAACTTTTCTTTTTACAATTTCTTTTACTAATTGTTCTTTTTGCTCTTTAGTTAGTTTTTCTATTTGTGTCATATATCCGCCATCTTTTTTTGATAAGATATCAATTAATTCTTTTGCATCTTCTTCTTGATTTTTTACTAATTGTTTTAATGCATTAGATGGCATTTTAGAATCACCATCTTCCATGTCTTTAGTAACATATACTCTATCAGAATCTTTTACTTTAGGTACCATGTTTTCAACATCGTCGATAACTTCTTTATCGTCTTTTCTAGGAACTTCAGGTAATGGCTCACCTGATGCATTTGGTACCATTCCTTCGACTTCTTTGTCGATAGTGTAATCTTTTAAATCTTTTCTAGCTTTATGCTTTTCATTTTTTGGTTGTTTATATTTAGCCATGTTAACGTCCTGTTATATTATTTTATATAAATATTATCTAGAATACTTTAATGTTCCTAATATTTGATTTATGGGAGCAAATGCACCGGTTAATTTATATGTATTACCTCCATATGTAAATACAATACCTTCTACAGGTACTATTTTTTGAAACCCTCCGAGTCTTTTTATACGCTCCAATTGTTTCTTTAATAATTCCATTTTTGATATATCATTCGTAGATCTTAATGTACGAATAATTTGTGCAATTTCTTGTCGTATTGATTGAACTGCTTTATTAGGATTTGCTGCTAAAAAGTTAGAAGCATTTTTCATTATTTCAGCACCTAATTTTAAAAAGATAGATTCAAATGGTTGTAAATTATCTTTTTGATATTGTTTGAAATCTTTTTTATCAAATGTAGATACCCAATTTAAAAATTCTGGATTATCAATTTGTTTTTTTATTGTTACAATAGTATTTGATTTGTCATTAAATGACCATCGTCTTACTAATTGATCAATTAATTCATCTGATATATCATAATTCATTTCAGATGCTTTTTCTTTTATTACATCTCTCCACCAAGCTTTATGATAATCTGCTAAATAATTATTATCTTTAAGTTGATATTTATCTCGCAATTGATTTAACTCTGTAAATAATGCATCTTGATAATCTTGAAAATTTTCAACTCTTCCTACTTTAATTTTTTGTGGTGGTATTAAATTAAATGTTTTTTGCATATGAGCATTCGCATCTTGTATAGCTTTTTGTATTACTGCTCCGCCTGACATATCTGTTTGAACTACATTTCCATTCTCATCATATTCAACTAAATTATGAAATTGAAGTACTGCTATTTCATATGCTATGACATTTTTTGTTTCTGGATAAATAATTTCCATGTTAGCAAATACTTTTCCATTTTGAAAAATACTTTGTAATTTTTCTGTTCCTACTTTTGAAAAAGCAGATGCTAAATCTGTTCCAGCTTCTCCGAATGCGTCTGATATATTACCTCTACCAGAAAACTTTGCTTGTAATTCTTCAACAGTTAATGGATTTACACGTTCTCCGCCATTTCTAGCAAATTTGACCTGTCCATCTTTGAATGTCATAAATATATTTTGACCATCAGTT